GAGATATTACAAAGAAGGTAGAAGTAAGAGTAACTGGTGTCCTTAAGGACATCAAACCAATCAATGATATTGTACTTTCAACTGAAGGTCAGAAAGTTAATGTTAAGAATGTTGGTGAAAAGATAAAGAATCCAGTAGAGAAAACTTACAAGCAGTTATTCGCTAATTCCTGGATCTACAACACAAGTGCCCGTTTTTTCATTGACACTATCAACGGTTCCAACTTTGATCTTAAGTCTGAACCAGATAAGTCTAATTTAAAAGTTGGCGATAAGGTTGACGTATTAGTTGAGAGTTCTGAAGTTGTTGCAGCTGCTGACGCTGAAGTTGCATCGATCAATGGAAAGCAAATTACTCTGAACAATCTGGGTGGTTTCTCACCTACTGTCAATGTTGAGTATAGTGTAAGAAGAAAACTTAACACTGCCACAAGTTCTGGGACACCTATTTTACAAGGTGACAATATCCTTACAACTGACATTCAAAATGTTTATAATGAGAATGATGAGCACATCTATGTTGCTTCAAACTCATTACCTTCGTATGATATTACAAAAACAACATTCAATGCATCTATTACTTCAGTAACTGGTGCTTTCCAAAACTTCAATACTTCTACTCTTAAGTATTCTATTCTTTCTTTCCCATCACCAGTACCATTTGTAACTGGAGATGAGGTTGTTTATAGCACGACTGGTAACAATATTGTTGGTTTACCTGAAGGTTCTTACTTTGTAAAGGTGCTTTCACTTTCAAACCAAATCAAACTCTACAGATCTAGATCTCTTATCGCAACTGATACTCCAGAAGAGTTTGATATTCCTAATGGAACACAAACGCATACTTTTACTCTTGTCAGTCAGAAGTCAAATGCTATTGCACCACAAAAACTTTTAAGAAAGTTCCCAATACCCGTCAACATTAAAAATGGTGAAGCATCACCTACTGCACCCGGTGCAACAGGTATGTTTGTAAATGGTGTTGAACTTCTTAACTACAAGTCAGAAGATAAGATATACTTTGGTCCACTGTCTGATGCACGTATCTACACAGGTGGCACTGGATATGATGTAATTAATTTACCAAACATAAACATTGCTGGCAATGCGGCAGTTCAACCAGTTGTAAAAGGTGAGTTAAAAGAAATTATCGTAGACCCACAGTCATTTGATATTAACAGAGTAATATCAGTAACGTTGACAGGTGGTAATGGAAGTGGTGCTATTTTAGAGCCTATTGTTGATAAAAGAAACAGAGAGTTAGAATTTGACTCACGTCTGACGACTTTTGGTGGTGGAGTTGATTTTACTAATGATGACATCACATTCCCAGTAGATCATAAACTTACTAGTGGTGAAGCATTACTGTATAACTCAAAAGGCAATGCTGGTATTGGTATTGGTGACTATCAAGGTTCTAACGTAATAGGAACCAATAAACTCAATAACGGTTCAACTTACTATGCAGAAGTTGTAAACAATAGATCCATCAGACTTTACGAAACAGAAACTGA